AACATTTAAGTTAAATAATGCTTGACAATGAGCAATAATGTGATCTATAATGAACCCGAGTAAGACAGAAAACTTTCTGCACTTATCACGGCTGCGCAACAGCCGATAAAAACACGCAATAGAGACTCTTATAGCAAGTTACCTTTTAGTAGGGCTTGCGTGTCCCTGTTGCGACTAACTGGTGACTTGACTATAGGAGTTTTAAAATTGCTAACGATTCTTGGAAATGAGTTCAAGACTATAAAAGAAGCAGAGTCCTTTTATGGATTTTCTAAAGGTGCAATTGCGAAGAAGATTAGGGAAGGGGTTGTTGATCTTGATTTATGGGTCCGTAACCACATAAACAAATCTTACTACATAAAGGCGTCGAGTCTTGAGGAAGTAAGACTCTGTGTTCTAAACCATACCGTAGAAAATTCAACTGGTTGCTGGATTTGGCAAGGTAGTGTGAATCACTCCGGCTACGGGATGTTGAATTTTAACTCTAAACGAACACGAGTTCATCGTCTTTCCTATACTGCGTTTAAGGGAGACATTCCTGAAGGTCTTTTGATTAGACATCGTTGTCATACGAAGAGATGCTGTAATCCTCTGCACTTAGAAGTCGGAACTAATAAAGACAATATGAAAGATGCAGTTGTGGATGAGGTTTTTAGTATCTACAATCAGCAAGGCACAGCAAATAAACTGGCTGTGTTGACAGAAGAACAAGTCTATGAACTTAGAATAAAGTATAAAACCGGAAAATATTCCACCGAGCAGTTGGCAAATGAGTACGGTGTTGAACGTAAAAATGTATCTGGATCGGTTAATGGGACTTACTACGGTTGTTACCAGAAAGTACCGCCTTTTGATTGGAGATACGCGGAATCTGTCACCTTCCGATCAATGTTAACGTGGTTTGGTTACGACAAGGTAAGAGAGTTACTGTTTGCCGGTGAGTCTGTAGAGAATGTTGCAAAGATTCTCCAATTACCAGTTATGACAGTAGATAAAATTAAGCGAGGGGTTCATGGACACTATGACAAACAATATCGCAGAGACTCCTGACAAACTGGGCCGCACAGGTGCTCAGAAAGGTGGGAGGCCTAAAAATTCCAAATCTAGCCGTACACCACGCCAGCGTCGTCTCAGCGAAGTACTTAATAAGCTAAATCCGATTGTAGCTAAAGCTCTTGCTAAAGCTGAAGCAATTCTGGATGCTGATCTTGAGAAGGGTGGTGTAAGTGCTACAGTTCAGTTGCAAGCAGCTAAGCTCGTTATTGATAAAGCAATTGAGCTTACTAACGAATGCTACAAACCTGACACAGCTTCAGGTGAAGCTCCACAAGATGACGATGGTGAAGAAGAGACAGGGGCTGTCTTGAGCTTTACTGTTGTTGACGGAAAGAAATAAGCGCGCATTTAACATGTCCGCTACGTTATGGTTGAGGGGCTGTAGTATGACGGCTCGTGGATAAGACATAGGTTCTGGTGGTCATTATCCAACTTTTTCTCCTAGCAACCTTCCTCATCTGGTTGCTTCTCCTCCCCATGAGTTGTTAGACCTTTTCCTGCTAACATATTTGTGGGTTCACATGAGCTTGGCATGGCATCGAAAGGTGCTCTCCTCCGGCGAGATTGCAGCCCTCGTTCCAAGCAGGCTGCTCTTTATTTAAAGCTTTCTAATACGTTTCTAAAGGAGGAGCGTATCACAAAGCCTTAATAACAGAATTAGGAGATACGAATTATGACAAACATTGTAAATAAATATGAGATTCAACTAGGTCCAGTAGATGTGCTTGGTATTAAGTGGCTTGACAACCTCATCCGCTTTATCAAGATGGGTGCTGAGGTCAAAGAGGGTCACACCCCTAAAGCTAAATTCCCACACCACGCTTGGCTAACTCTTGAAACCTCTGAGTTGCTTCGTAATGAACCGGGCGTTCAAGTGTTTAAGATTGATGAAGTGTACACTCGTGAACAACTTGACGCTATGGAGTTTCCTGCTTTCCGGGATGCTGTTAAGAGTCGTCAAGTTCGTGGTCGTGATCGTGCAATTATGACTCGACAATATTTGGCTGCCACTGGCCAAGATGCTAACGCCATCTCTAAGGAGAAGCTTGTTCCTAAAGGTGGGTTGGTTGAAGAAGAACAAGAATCATCTACGGAAAGTAAAGTAGAAGAAATTTCTGAAGAAAAAGAAGAATAAATAGTAAAAAGCTATTGACGGGAAATCAACTTGTCGCTTATAATTAGCACATAGCTTGAAAGAAAGCTTTCGGGGCTTGTCGGGAGACATTCCCCATTTTATTTAATTAGCTCCAACAACATGTTGAACAATAGTTTGGCCTCTGTTGTAATAAATATTGACGATCCGTAAGGCTGGCTATAGAGTTGTAGAAATACGGCTACGCCAGCAGGGCGTCATCTTTATTTAGGAGATTTGTTTTATGGATTATAGAAAGATTTACGACGCCTTGGTAGAAAAGGCCAAACCTCGTGGTCTGGACAAAAGCCAACACGAAGGTTACTTTGAGATTCATCACATTGTGCCCCGTTCTATGGGTGGCACGAACGCTGATGAAAACCTTGTCATGTTCACAGCACGGGAGCACTTCATCGCTCATATGTTGCTTTGGAAAGCGTATCCGAAAGAAAATTCACTGTTCTACGCAGCAATGATGATGAGTAATAGATTTACAGATAGAAAATCTAGGCTGTACGAATCAATGAAGCAGCTTCTAGCAGCTAAAATGTCAGGGCGTAGGAAGGGCAAATACAAAGACCTAACCGGACAAAAGTTCGGCAAGCTCCGTGTTATCGAGTTGGCGCGACTTCAGCACATCTCCGAAGATGACGAATCCAAGGGTAGGCGTGCTATATGGGCTTGTCTTTGTGATTGTGGAAATGAGCACGAAGTTATAGGTGGAAGCCTTACTTCTGGTAATACTAAGTCTTGTGGCTGCCTTCCAGTGGAGTTAGGAAAAGCTCGTTGCGGAGAAAATGGCTCGATGTGGGGTAGAAAGCACACCGAGGAGACAAAAGAAAAGTTCAAGACTCGTAGGTATTTGCGCGGACCAGAGCATCCTTGCTGGGGTGTTAAGAAGACCGAAGAAGAGCGGGCGATAATGAGTGCCCGTAGGAAAGGGATTAAGTGGACTGAAGCTCGAAGAGTAGCTGCCGTATTTCCTATAGGTGAAGATCACCCCTTCTTTGGGAAGAATCATACAGAAGAGACCCGTAAAAAGATTAGTCAGATTCTGAAAGATAAGAATCAACGCCCTTGGGAAAACCTGTCAACTCAGACGGACGAATCTCTTACTAAGTGGGCGATGTGCGATTATTACTATGATCTTTGGATTCTATCTGGAAAGGTTGGACTCAAAAGATTTACAAAATTTTATAACGAGACTCACAATGATTCAGTGAGTTTGGCTTTCTTTACTAACCCCAGAATAAAATTCATAGAGGGTTGGATTCCACAAGAAGATGAAGAATGGGTGGAATTCAGTAAAAATTACTTGGAGGGGGGATGACTAAAACAGTAATCTCTCCCTGTAGTAAACCTCAAGAGTTGTTTCTTACTCTACGGGACGGTACAGGGAAGAGAAGTAAATATGCAACAGAGGATGGTGAGGAAGTAGACATCATCTTTTACGGTGGTCAGGCTGGCGGAGGGAAGTCATTTGCTAGCCTTATGCACCATCTTAAATATATTCATATTCCTTATTACAAAGGTTTGACAATTCGTCGGACCACTCCGATGCTGACTAAACCCGGAGCTATATGGGATGAGGCCAAAGCTCTTTATAAACAAGTAGACCGATCAGCAAAGATTCGGTTGAAAGATATGAAGATTACACTTGGTCCAGTTAAAGAAGTCGAAAGAAAGGCAGAGATTTCCTTTACGCACTTTGAACGTGTTGATGATACGGACAATTTTCAAGGTAGTCAAATTTCTTCGTGTGTCCTAGATGAGCTGTGTCAGTTCGAAGAGTCTCAATTCCTCTACCTTCTCTCTCGTTTGCGTACAAAAGCCAACATGAAACCAGTTGCCAGGGCGACGATGAACCCTCTCCCAGACAGTTGGGTCCGTAAGTGGGTGGATTGGTATTTGTATCCGTTCGGTCATGAGTTCTTCGGTCGTCCCGATCCTGCCAAACAGGGTAAGGTAAGGTGGTTCATTCGTATTGATAACGAAATGATATGGGCTGATACACGAGATGAACTTTTCGAGAAGTACGGAAGAAAAGATGAAGATGGAAATCTTCTTCCTGACTCACACCAAAAGCAAATCAAGCCACTTTCGTTTGCAATGATTTCTGCGTCCGTATACGATAACCCGTATATTGAAGACAGCTATATTGCCTTCTTGGAAGGCCTTGGACGGATCGATAAAGAGATTCTTCTTCATGGTTCGTGGGAAGCCCGTGCATTGGGAGAAGGTCTTGTAAGACGAGAAGCCTTTAAAGAGGCAGACGAAGCGCCCCCGTGGAATGAGATTGTAAAGACGGTAAGAGCATATGACTTTGCTTCTACTAAGAAGACAAAGGATATGACGTACGACCCCGATTACTTTGCATCTATTAAAATGAGCAAGTTGAAGAATGGTGACTATTTCATTCACGATGTTCAACGAACTCGGATTGGTGTAGAAGAGTGGGCTAAGTTCATCCTAGAAAACGCTGAGCGTGATGGTAGGAGTGTTGACATTATCATCCCTCTTGACCCAGGAGCTAGTGCAAGGTTTGCAAACTCTCAAATCAAGAAAGAGATTATCAGCCAAGGATATGTTGTTCGTGAAATGAAGGCAAGCGGGGATAAGCTTAATCGCTTCCGCCCTGTTGCTGCTTTTATTAATAACGGATTCATGCACATCCTCAAAGATTGCGGAAATGATTTCGAGAACGGAGTCTACAACGATTTGATGTTCTTTTACAACGAAGTGGAGAATTTCACGGGACAGCGCAAATCGGGTAAAAATGGCCACGATGATGTCGTCGATACGCTAAGTGACGGTTTTGCGGCACTAGCGTCAAGAATCCATATACCAAACTTCTCAGCAGGACTACTATCTACAAACCTCAAATCTAACAACCCATTTTCCAACATATAAGGAGGCTATGAATGGCTGACGAACAAGACGCCTCCGTTGCGGAGAGTGTTGTTGATACACAGCTTGAACAAGGGGATAATGACGTTCCAAACATAGTGTATCGAGAACAAGGGTTTAATGGTCTAACGACTTTAGGTGGTCAGGTGTTTGAGGAGTGTTCTCACGAACTTCGTTTTCCTCAAGCGATAGAGACATACAAGAAAATGGCGAAGGATGCTGCTATCAGCCCAGCCCTTGAACTTGTTGAAACAATGATTGCGCGAGTTCCTTGGGATGTAAAGATTCCTGAAGGGTATGAGGATGAGCTTAAAGATAAAGCTGCCTATTTGAAGCAAGTGATGGTGGACATGGATCATGACTGGCAGAGCATGATTAAGCAGGCTGCTACGTTCAAACGCTATGGCTTCTCCACTCTTGAGATTGTCCTTCGCTATCGTCGTAAAGAGAATGGTTCTAAGTTTGATGACGGTCTTGTAGGAATCAAGAAGCTCCCCATCCGCGCTCAAGACACTATTGACGGTTGGTACTGGAAGAACTCTGGACGTGAGCTTGCTGGGATGGTGCAACGTGTTTACGTTCCAGACAACGCACAACCTAGCACGGGTTGGGACTTTGTTAACGCAAGTCTTCAAACTGTTGAAGGTGGTAGTAAGCGCATCCCACGTAAGAAGTTCCTCTTGTTCCGTAACAACCCGTTGAAAGATAGTCCAGTTGGAACCAGCCCCCTTAATGGTTGTTGGCAGGCTTGGAAGTATAAGACAGCATTTCAGGAGGCCGAGGCCATTGGTGCTGCTCAAGACGTGAATGGCTTCAAAGTGCTGTACTTGCCTCCGCAATATATGGCATCTGATGCTTCTGATGAGAACAAGGCAGTGTTTCAAGCCTAT